GTCGGCGGCGCCGTCTATTCCGACGCATCCGGGGCCATGACCGACGTCTGGGGCAAGTTCGTGGTTGTGGCCTACACGCAGACCGGATCGGTGGCCGATCTCGGCGAGCCGACGTATGGCTACACCTATCGCCTCGATGGCGCCCCGTACGTCGAGCAAGGCTATCAGGACCGTGGCGCCAAGTCGGATATCTACCCGGTCACCGACGAAGTTGCGCCCGTGCTGACCGCCGCAACGTCCGGCTACTTGATCTCCGCCGCCATCGCCTGATCCCCGACCCGCCATGCCATTCGATGCCGCCGACCTCGCCGCCTTCCTCGATCCGAGCATGCCGGGCTACCGGCCGGCGCGCCTCGGGGAAGTGGCGATCGGGGGCCTTTACCGCAAGCCCTACGCGGAGAGTTTCGGCATGATCGGCGGCAACAGCCCATCCTTCCTTGCCCTCGAAACCGACCTGGCAGAAGTCGCGCCCGGCGATGCGATCGAAATTGATGGGAGCACACATGTCGTCACGTCGGTACAGCCCAACGGGGCCGGCCTGATCCTCCTGTCGCTCAAATGAGCGCGCGCGAAACCCTGCTGGTCGCCCTGCAGGACAAACTCTCTCCCCTCCTGCCGGCCAGCGTCTGGCGCAACCGCAAGGAGCAACTGCCGACCACGCCGGCGATTGTCATCCGCATCGAATCCGAAAGCGACGAAGGCCAGATGCTGGGCTGCAGAGACGCCGTCCTCTCCGTCGCCATCGAAATCTATGTCAGCGGCGAAACCCCGGACCAGGTCGCCGATGATCTGCTGGAAGGCGTCATCGACATCCTCGATGCCGACCCCACCCTCGGCCTCGGTTCCGATGTGCAGGTCACGCCCGCCCGCGCCGTCGAATGGGCGATTGACCAATACGACGACGTCGCCGTCACGCTGCGTCTGCAAATCACCTACAGGACCTTCCCATGAGCGATCCCCGCAAACCCGGCGAGCCGTCGACCAACAAGCCAGCGCCGCAAGAGCCGCCCTGGCCCACCGCCCCGGAGGCCTAAACCATGGCGACCCGATACATCCGCAATACCGCCATCCTGGCCAAGATCGAAAGCACCTACGGCACCGACAGCACCCCCACCGAGGGTGCCAATGCGATTTTGATCAGCAACTGCACCATCAACCCGCTGGTCGCGCAAAACGTTGACCGCGACCTCGTGCGGCCGTACATGGGCGCCAGTGAGCAGCTCGTCGGAACCGCGTACGTCGAATTGAGTTTCGACGTCGAGCTGGCCGGCGCCGGCGCCGCCGGTACTGCCGCGGCCTACGGCCCCCTGCTGCGCGCCTGTGGATTCGTCGAGACGCTTTCGGCGAGTGTCCGGGCCGAATACAACCTCACCACACCGGTTGCCGACGCCGTCTCTATCTACTACTTCTCGGATGGCGTCAAGCACGTCGCCAAGGGCTGCCGCGGAACCGTCGGCATCAAGCTATCCGCCAGCGGCCGCCCCCTGCTGTCGTTCCGCTTCCTCGGCCTCGATGGCGGGGTCACCGCGGCCAGCCCGTCGGCGCTGACCCTTACCGCGTTCAAGGTCCCGCTGGTCGTCTCGGAACCCAATACCGGCGACCTGCTGTTCGGCGCCACCTACACCGCCGCCACACCAACGCTCACCGGCGGCACCGGTTACCCGTCGCAAGGCATCGAGCTCGATCTGGGCAACAACCTCGCCTACATGCCGTTGCTGGGTGGGGAAAGCGTCGAAATCAGCCAGCGCAGCGTCACCGGAAAGATTGTGCTCGATCTCACCGCGGCCAACGAAGTCAGCTTCATGACCACCGTCAAAGCCAACACCCTGCAGTCGCTGGGCATCATGCATGGCACCACCGCTGGCTACAAAACCATGCTCTGGCTGCCATCCGTGCAACTGCTCAACCCCAGCAAGACCGACGTCAACGGCAAGCTCATGCTGGGCTTCGACGTGCGCTGCGTGCCCACCTCGGCGGGCAACGATGAACTCAAGATTGTGGTGCACTGATGCCCGCGCGCGCCTCGATCAAGATCATCCCCAGCCCGACGTTTGTCGCCGACATCGAATTCAGCGTCGCTGGCGAGCCCGATCCGGTGTCAGTCGGCTTCGAGTTTCGGCACAAATCGCCGGACGTCCTCAAGGAGTGGGTCAGCTCCTTTGGCGATCGCGACGCCGCCAGCGCCTTGTCCGAAGTCGTCGTGCGCTGGACGGGCGGCATCGTCGACGAAAGCGGCGCCGCTGTGCCCTTCACCCAGGAAAACTTCCGCTTGTTCCTCGGTGCGCACGGACCCCGGCCGCAGGACCTGCTGCGGGGCTACATCCGCGAACTGACGGAGAGCAGGAAAAAAAACTGATCGAGGCTGCACGCCGCCTGGTTACGGGCGACGTTGGCAGCCCGATCGATGCAGCAGCCCTGGCCGCATTCGGCATCCCGATGGATGCCGCGCCAGCGCCACAAATGCTGGAGATCTGGCCCGAGAACCTGCCCGCGGTCCAGGTTTTCCTGCAGATGCGCACGCAATGGGTCCTGGGCGGCATGTCCGGGCGTCGAGGGTTGTGTTACGAGTCCTTGCCCGTCGTCATGCGCTACGCCGGCATCAGAAAGCGCCAGCGGGCGGCGGCATTCGCCGGGGTCCGCATCATGGAACAAGCCGTAATGGAAGTGATCGATGGCCAATAGCACCGCAACCACCATTGTCATCAACGCCACCGACAACACCAAGGCGGCGATCGATTCGGCCAGCAAGGGCATCAAGAGCCTGTCGGATACCATCAAGGCAATCCCGGGGTTCCAGGGCGTTGCCGGCAGCCTGGCCGCGTTCGCCAGCGCCGGCGCCATCAAGGCCCTGATCGGCGACACCATCGGTTGGGCCTCAAGCATGAAGACCTTGTCCGAAAAAACGGGCGCATCAGTCGAGGGCCTGTCTGCCCTGGCCAAGGTCGCCAAAATCAGCGGCACCGAACTCGATACCGTCGCAACCGGCGTGGTGCGCTTGCAAAAAGCACTGGCCGGCGCCGACGAAGAATCCAAGGGCGCCGGGCACGCCATTGCAGCCATCGGGCTTAGCGTCGAAGACCTCAAGAAACTCGGCCCGGACGCCCAGTTCAAGGCCATTGCCGACGCCCTGGCACAATTCGCCGACGACGGCAGCAAGGCCGCCTGGGCGCAGGATGCTCTCGGAAAAAGCGGCGCCCAACTGCTGCCGATGCTTAAAGACCTGGCCGAACAGCAAAAGCTCCAGGGCAGTCTGACTGCGGAACAGGCCGACGCGGCCCAGCAGCTGGAGCAGGCCTGGCGCAAGGTCAATGCCGAAGGCGGCGCATGGGCCAAGCAGATTGCGCTCGACATGATCCCGACGCTGGCTTCGCTCATGGATTTTCTTAACCTGACCAAAATGGGCATTTACCAGATCGGCAGCAGCATTGCTGTTGTAGCCAACGACATCCGCACATTCGCGCAAGTGGCGGCAATTGCCATCGGGGCAGGATTTACGGAAGAAGGACAAGCCAAGATCGGCAGCCTGCTCGATCAGCGCAGGAACTTTGTCGCTGCAGCCAACGAAGAGGCAGAATCCCGTTTGTCCAAGTACTCCTCGCTCCGCGATCGCGTCGACAAAACCCTGTCCGGTGGCAACAAGGAAACCCGGCAGAGTCTGAACTATACCTCCCGGATCCCGAAAACCGAGAAACCCTCAGGATCCCGATCCGGCGGCAAGAAAGCCGCCGTCGCCGGCAGCTTCCAGGACTACGACACCATCCTTGCCGAGCGTGTCGCCCGCGCCATCGAGCAGACCGACATCATCAAGGCCGCCGAACTCGCGCGCACGCTCGAAAAGCTGGACCAGCTCGCCGCTGCCGGGCTCGATCCCGCCTTGGTCAAGGCCGTGCGCGATGACCTCACCGGCGCCACGAAAGCCGCCGCCGAAGAGGTCCAGCGCCTGAACGAACTGCTCGCCGCCACGCCATCCGCGCAACTCGAAAAAGTCCGCGACGACATGATCTTTTTGACCGCCGCCCTCGCGTCCGGCAAGATCGTCGAGGAGCAGTATCTGGAAGCCGTCACCGCACGCCTGAACAGCCAAAGCGACAGCCTCAAAACCACGCTGTCGAGCCTTGACCAGTTTGCCGTCGAAGCCGCCAAAAACATTCAGGACGCCTTCGCCGACTTCCTCTTCGACCCGTTCAAGAATGGCGCCGAGGGCATGCTGCAATCGTTCGGCAACGTCATCCGGCGCATGATCGCCAATGCGGTTGCCGCCGACCTGGGCAAGCGCCTGTTCGGCGATATCGGTGCCGGCAATGGGGTCGGTGGGCTCGTGGGAGACGGCCTGTCCTGGCTCAAGGGCGCCATCGGCGGATCGTTCGCTTCCGGTATTGACTACGTGCCGCGAGACATGATCGCGCAGATCCACAAAGGCGAGAAAATCGTCCCGGCCGCACAAAACACCGGTGCAGACGGCTCGCCGATCATCGTCAACCAGCATTTCTACGGCAACCAGACGGCGCCGGATGTGCGCCGCGCCGCCGGCCAGGGTGCCCGCGAGGCCATGGCCGCATTGGCAGGAGCGCGCCGCTATGGCTGAGTTCCTCGAACAGCGCATCGCCGGCGGTATCAGCTTCGGGTCCTCCTACACCGACGAATACGCCGTGACCATCACCACCACGGCCGCCGGCGCTGAATACCGCAAGCTCGTGCACCCGTATCCCCAGCGCCGGTTCCGGCTGATCTTCCGCGAGACGCTGGCCACCGCCTGGACCGACGTGCTCAACCTCTACCACCGCGCTTATGGGCGCTTTGCCGGTTTTCGCGCCAAGGCCTTTGACGACTACACCACCGCCGCCGACGGCCGCAGCGCGCCGACCAAGGACGACCAGACCCTCACCCGGCTATCAGCCGGCATCTACCAGCTCAGCAAGGAGTACGGCAAGGATGCCGCAGGCCTCGGCATCGGTCGCCCAAAACGCATTCTGTACAAGCCAGTCACCGGCACCGTCGTCGTCGCCAAAAACGGCACGCTGGTATCCTCTGGCGTCACCGTTGACACCACCACCGGGCAGATCACCATTTCGCCGGCGCCGCTGATTGGCGACGTGATCACCGCCGGCTGTGAATTCGACATCCCGGTACGCTTCGACACCGCCATTTCTGTGGACCAAGCCTTCCCAGACGTCCGCATGCTCGAAGGCGTCGAACTCGTCGAGCTGCTCGCGCCATGAAATCGACCGTCGCTGATTACCGAACCCGCGTCCTCTGCCTGCGCATCGTACCGATCACCGGCAGCCCGATCTACCTCACCGACCATCCGCGCGACCTGGTGATGGGCGGCCATACCTACCTGTCGACGGCCGGGTACGAATTCTCCGGCTACTCGGCGACTGCGGGATTCTCGCCGGCCAGCATCGATGTTGAAGGGATCGCCGGGGCGGCCGGTGTCACTCGGGCCGCCGTCGGTAGTGGGCTGTTCGACGGCGCCCGGTGTTTCGTTTTTGCTACGTCGTGGGCGGCGCCCGTGGAGGACCAGGAGCCGGTCGTCGCGGGCATCTTCGGCAGCGCCACCCTGCTCGATCACCGCTTCCAGATCGGTGGCGTGTCGCTGGTCGACGTGCTCAACCAGAGCGTGGGCAAAACCTACGGCGCGCAGTGCCCCAAAGCGTTCGGCGGCACCGAGTACGCGGGCTGCGGCGTGTCACTGGCGCCAAACACGAGCACCGGCACGCTCACCAGCGTCAGCAGCGCCAGCGTCTTCACGGACAGCGCCCGCGCAGAAGCCGCCGACTATTTTGGCGCCGGTACGATTCAATTCACCACCGGGCCGAACGCCGGCCTGAAGGCGCTGGAGATCAAAAGCTTTGCGGCCGGCGTCATCACCACTTTCGAACCGTTCTACTACCTGCCCGTTGCGGGGAATGCCTACACCATGATTCGCGGCTGCCGCAAACGCCTGTCGGACTGCCAGGCGTACAGCAACATCCTCAACTTCGGCGGCTTCCCGTACATCCCGACCGGCAGCACCTATTCCCAAGTCGGGCAGGGCGGCACATGACGGCTGACGACATCCTGACCGCCGCGCGGCAGTGCATCGGCACGCCCTTCCGCCACCAGGGGCGCCTGATCGCCTTCGGCCTCGACTGCGCCGGTGTCGCCATCCACGTGGCCCGCGAGATCGGCGCCGGGGCGATCGACGTCTCGGGCTACGGCCGCACCCCGGCAAACGGCCAGCTCGAACGATCTCTCGACAGCCAGCCCTGCCTGGAGCGCGTTTACCTCGATGACCGCCAGGCCGGCGACGTGCTGCTGATGCGCTTTGCCAGCGAGCCGCAGCACCTCGCCATCTGCGCCGGCGAGACCATCATCCATGCCTACGAGGCCGCTGGCCTGTGTTGCGAGCACCGGCTGTCTAGCCTCTGGGCCGCGCGCATCGTTCGCGTCTATCGCTTTCGGGGCGTTGCATGAGTAGCGCCGGGCAGGTAGTTGGCGGGGTAGTCGGCGCCGTCGCCGGCTTCTTCCTAGGCGGCGGCCCGGCAGGCGCACTGTACGGTGCCCAGATCGGCATGATGGCCGGCGGATACCTCGATCAGCCAAAAGGCCCGAACGTCGAAGGGCCGCGACTCAGCGACTTGACGGTACAGACCAGCACCTACGGCGCAGTGATACCGCGCGCCTATGGCACCGTGACGGTTAACGGGAACGTCATCTGGCTGGAAAACAACGCGATCAAGGAAACCGTCACCAAATCAAAGTCCGGCGGCAAGGGTGGCGGCAGCAAATCCACATCACGCACCTACACCTATTCGGCGACATTCGCCGTCGGGCTGTGCAAGGGCCCAATCGCCGGCGTGCGCCGCATCTGGGTTGGGCCTGATCTGATCTACGATGCGGGCAGCGTCGATTCTGACACCATCGCCGCTAGCAATGCCGCAGTCGATGGATTTGCGATCTACCTCGGCGACGACACGCAAGCCGCAGACCCTCGCATCGAGGCGACGATGGGCGCCGGGAATGTTCCGGCATGGCGTGGCCTGGCCTACATCGTGTTTTATGATCTGGCGTTGGCGCGATACGCCAATACGCTCGCTGGCGCGCAAGTCCGCGTCGAGATCATGCAGCTTGGGGCGACCTACGATTACCCCGTTACGGCTCAGGCCATGCCGGCGACGCGCGCATGGATCGCGACCGCTTGGAATGGCTCGATCTACTGCTCAGTGGCGCAAAGTACAAACAAATGCGCCACGTCTGCCGATGGCATCTCGTGGGTCGAGCATGATCTGCCCGTGTCTGCGACGTGGGTCGATATCGCCAGCAATGGCGATGTTTTTGTACTGATCGCCCTGTCGACTGGCGTCGTCTATGTATCGGACGATGGCGTGACATGGGCGTCCTATTCCCTGCCTGCGTCCGGCGTCTATTCGCAAGTCGTCTGGGGCGGCGACAAATTCCTTGCCGTGCGGGACACCGGGAATTGGGCATCCTCTGGCGATGGAATGTACTGGATCGCGCAAACTGCCCCTGCGGCAGGGCTTGGGCTCGGTTCTGGAAGCTATGCAAAATCGCTATCGTGGAACGGATCCATGTGGGCGTGCGTCTCGCAATTCGGCACCAACAAGATTTTCACATCCCCTACCGGGCTGGCAGGGTCGTGGACTGACCGGCTCAATACGGCTGGCGGAGGATGGGCTAACTCGGCAACGAAAGCCGGGCGATTTTGCATCGTCTCGAACGGTGGATCTGGGTCGTACATCAGTGACGACGGAATTTATTGGACGCGGTCCACTACGCCGTCCGCAGTCGTCAATTCTGTAGCCGCCGATAGTCGGGCGTTTGTTGCTGTCGGAACAAGCAACTATCACGTTTCATACGACGGGCAGACCTGGACCACGCAAGCCATGCCACACACGGGCACCACATGGGGCTCGGTATGCTGGAATGGTGCCGTTTTCCACATTGCCGCGCGCAACAATGCCTGGGCGGCAACAATCCAGCCTGTTTTTGTTACGTCACTGTACCCGACGCTGGGCGATGTCGTCTCGGCAGAGTGCCTGCAATCCGGCTTGCTCGACTCCGGCGATATCGATGTCACCGCGCTGACAACAGAGGTGCGAGGCTATCGCATTGGCAGCCTGGGCGCCATTCGTGCCGCGCTCGAACCGCTGCAAGGCGCCTGGCCGTTTGACGTGGTGCAGCACGGCTATACCCTGCGATTTGTCCCGCGTGGCGGCTCATCCGTCGTCACCATTCCGGCAACAGACCTAGACGCGCGCGCCGCCGGCAATGCGCCAGGCGTGCAGATCACCGCAAGCCGGGAAATGGACTCGCAACTGCCGCAGCGCGTGACGATCAAGCATCTGGACTATAGCCGCGAGTACGACACCGGCAGCCAGTACGCAGAGCGCCTGACCACAGCGGCAATCAATGCGCTCGTGCTCGATCTGCCGATCGTGCTGACTGCAACAGAGGCCGCCGGCAAGGCAGAAGTCCTGCTCTACCTCTACTGGCTAGAGCGGTACGACGTGGCCATCAACCTGCCGCCGACGTATCTGCAACTCGAACCCGGAGATGTGGTGACGCTCGAAACTCCGGATGGTAACGTCAGTCTGCGCCTGGTCGCCATCAGCTACACCAGCGATGGCCGTGTAGAGTGCAAAGCCAAATACAACAGCGCAGCGATCTACACGCCGACCGCTGTAGCCGCCTCGCCCGCCGTCACCGGGCCGACGACGATCACCCCGGTAGGCGCATCTGTCTATCATCTGCTCGATCTGCCGCTGGTCAGCAGCGCGCAGTCCGGGCCGTCGTTCCTGTCCGCGATGACCGGCGCGCTTGCCGGCTGGCAGGGAGGCGTGCTGATGCAGTCGACAGACAGCGGGGCGTCATGGGCCAGCCTGCATGACTTCGGCGCACCTGGTGCCGATATGGGCGTCTGCTCCAACAGTCTCGGCGCCGTCGATCACCGCACGATCGACAGCGCAAGCGTGCTGACTGTCACGATGACGCAGGGCGACCTTTTCAGCGTGACCCAGCTCGCGCTCCTGGCCGGCGGCAACCACTTTGCGTATGGTGCCGATGGCCGTTGGGAAATCATCGCCGCACAAACCTGCACGCTGGTCAGCGGCACGACCTATACCCTGACCAACCTGTTGCGCGGCCGGTTCGGTACCGAGTGGGCGATGAGTCTGCACGCCGCTGGCGACTCGCTGATTCTGCTCGACACCACAGATGTAGCCGCGATTGCAATGAGCACCGGCAGCATTGGCCTCGGCTACCTCTACCGCGGCATCACCGTCGATCGAGACATCAGCACCGACAGCAACCGAACGTTTGCGTACCAGGGCGTCAATCTCAAGCCGCTGTCGCCGATTGCGCTCACTGGAGCGATTGACCCGGCGACCGCCGACTGGTCGCTGTCGTGGATCAGGCGCACGCGTTCAGGCGGCGAGTGGCGCGACTACGTCGACGCGGATCTCGGCGAGTCCAGCGAGGCCTATCAGATCGACGTCTTCGCCGATGGCACTTACGCAGTTGTAAAGCGGACGTTGACAACTTCATCTCCGGCCGCTGCCTATACCAGCGCCGACCAGGTGGCCGATTTCGGAAGCAACCAGACGACGCTGTATCTCAAGGTTTATCAAATGTCCTCGGTCATTGGCCGTGGCTACCCGCTCACCCAATCCATCACGAGGTAATCATGGCCGGCAGCACCACAAATCTTGATCTGATCGCGCAGTCGCAGGCCTCGAAGGAGGTCACCGCCAACGCGTTGTTTGACGCCGGCAGCCCGGCAGTCCTGTTCGGTCGGCGCGCCAGCCTGTGCTCCGGACTCAACTGGTTCTACTACGGCGGCACGATGCTGGTTGACGGCGTGTTGACGGTGATCTCGAACAACGCGGCCGCACTGGTGCTGTCTGCCAGCGCAACGAACTACATCGAGGCTACCCGGGCGGGCGTCGTCAGCAAGAACACTACCGCTTTCACCCCCGGCAGCATCCCGCTCTACACCGCCGTCACCGGTGCATCAACGGTCACCAGCTACACCGATCAGCGCGCCTGGGTGCAACCGGCTGGCGTGGCCGGAAAACTGGCGCGTGTGATGGCATCGGATGCAAACATTACGCTGACGCAGGCCGAGGCGAACAATGACATCCTGCAGATCACATCATCCGTCTCGCTGACAACTACGCGCAACGTGGTTGTGCCACTGGCCGCACAGCAATGGACGGTCTACAACGGCACAACCGGCGCGCAATCGTTGCAATTCATCGGCGCCAGCGGTACGGGCGTCACGGTTGCAAACGGCAAGCGGGCCATCATCTACTCGGACGGCACAAACGTCGTGCGGGGCACCGCCGATGCGTGATACAGCGCCGGAGCAGGAACAGCCCGTAGAGCGCCGCGCGACCTGGCGCGCAGAAGCCGACAGCCTGCATGAGCGACTGGATATCATCGAGGCGTTGTCCCGTGCCACGCATGATTCAGTGATCGAGCACATTGCCGAAGAGCGCGGCACCAAGGCGGCGATCGATGAGCTGATCCTGTTGTGGTGCGGCAGCAAGCTCGTGGTGTCCGGTTTAAAGATCCTGATCCCGGTAGCTGCTGCCTTGCTGGGCGCCGCGCTGTGGATCAAGGATCACGTCAAGTGGTGACGCAAAAAAAGCCGCCCGTAGGCGGCTGGTTGAACTGACAAGGATTGCTTGTCAGTTGCTTGGCTCAGTTTGTTTTGCCAGCCCTTGAGCTTGCTGGCCTTGCCCTGTCAGCGAATGTCCGGGCCAGACGACAGCGCGGTCCCCGCTGTCAGGTATCGGCTTCTTCGATCTGCGCAGCCGCTGCGCTCCTCGGCGGGGGTCGCTCGCCCGCCTGGTGACTGCTACGAGGTAATGGCGCCCTCGTATTTCGTGCCGCGCAGGGCGGCCTGAGCGGATCGCAAAACCCGCTGGTACTCGGCGTACTCTGCCGGGGCGTGGCGCTCGATGACGCCATGCACTCCAGCGCTGTCGGTGGCGTGCATGAAGCTGCCGCCATTCTTGCGGGCTGCTGCCCATGCCGCCGAAAAGGCGGCATCTGCGTTTTGCTGCGCCGTTGCTGGGTGTTCCTGTGTGTTCATGGTTTTCTCCTTGTTTAGATGTCCCATTGTGGGCCGGTTTCTAGGTTTTGCCTTGGGCGGCAAGCATGCTGCTCTTGATCAAGAACAACTCGAAAAGTCCTGGGTGCATTCGCCTGGTTCCCCACTCCCAGTGCTGCCAGGACCGCAGGCCGGAGTAGACCAGGGCGCCTGCCTCG